TGCTGGCACTGCTGGTGCTGCTGGTGTAATCGCAGGCGTTGCAAACTTTAATAATGCATATAGAGGTTTTGGTGAGCCTCTACGTGTTGCGGGTCAGATAGGTGGTGCAGGGTCGTCGGGAGCTGCTGGGGGTGGAGTCGCGATTACTCCTCTAAATTCGATTAGCTGTCTTACAAGAGGTGGACTGGCTGGTGGCGGTGTTGATGCCAGTAACGCAGGGCAATTAGGTGGTATCTACACAGCGGTTGCCTCATCCCTTTCTTGGGTGCAAAACATTTCTTCCGCAGCTGCTGCTGGACAAGGTGGTTCGGGCGGTCTTGCATTCTTATCAGATCCAGTTCCCTATTTATGCACGGGTGGTAATGGTGGCGGTGGTAATACTGTAGCCTCGGGCACTGGCGGTGCAGGTGGTAGCGGTGGGCCAGGTTCCGGTGGTGGTGGTGGTGGTGCTTGTAATGGTGCTTCTGCTGTTGCTGGTACTGGCGGACGCGGTGGTAATGGTTTCTTAATTGCAATGTATTTTTAGGTTCTTATGACATGGATAGTAGACTTCTCACGATACATAGATGGCTCAACTTATATCACATCATATGCAGATATCAGAGCTTTAGAATACATAAAAGCCTTTGGAGAGAGACCAGAAGATCAGTTTGATTTTATCTTCAAAAATGGTATAGATGTGTGGTCAGAAATCATATCTGACATCAAATCTCAGGTACCTAAAACACTAGACATAGGGAGCTTAAAGCATGACAATTAATACAGAAGATCCACGGATTGTACAATATGCTGGTGCAGGTTCGACTGGCCCATACTCAATCACATTTGATATAGATGCAAATGATGAGCTTATTGTTATAAGATCAAATGATACGACCGGTGTAGAGACAACTCTGGCACTAACAACAGACTATACTGTTGCGACCACGCTAGATACCCTTACATTGGTGACAGCTTTAGCTGCGGGTACTACTCTTACAATTAAAGGAAGTACGCCTAATACGCAAGAGAGTGACTTTACGGACTACTCTACATTTCCCCCAGAGACTCTTGAAGCTGCGCTTGATAAGCTCACCAAGGTGGTCAATGAAACTAAGGAGACCGTTGGCCGAGGCATAACACTTCCTATATCCACTACAATCACCGATGCAGAAGCTACTGGTGGGGGTGCTGGTAAGTACTTACGGATCAATGAAGATGGTGATGGTGTTGAGTTTGTAACAGCAACTATAACTCCATTTGATATTGTCAATGATACTACACCACAACTTGGGGGTGATCTTGATTGTAATGGGACTAACATACTATTTGACGATGCTACTGGCATAAAAGACGACAGCGGTAACTTCTTTATTAAATTCAATAAAGCTGCTAGTGCTGTTAATAGATTTGAAATCTATAACACAGCTACTGGAGTCTCACCAATTATAGCTGCTGCTGGATCAGATACCAACATAGACGTGAACCTCAAGGTAAAAGGCACTGGCGCATATCAGATGCACGGTACACCGACCACCGCAGCAGAGCTACGCCTATATGAAGACACAGATAATGGGACAAACTATATAGGTATAAAATCCCCAACGTCAGTCTCTTCTAGCGTAACATTCACACTACCAAGTGCAGATGGTACAAGTGGGCAGGTCTTACAAACCAATGCTTCTGGTACGCTTAGCTTCGCAGATAATATAGCACCAGGTATGGTTTGGATTAGCACCACAAGTGCTTCTGCTTCGGCTACTATAGATATAGACTTACCGACTGGGTATACCTTCTACGCTCTAAGAGCTGTATCAGTAATACCTGCCACAGATAATACTGATGTATATATTAGGTTCAGGACTACTGGTGGTGCTATAAGGTCGGGCGCCACTGACTATTCTTGGGCGGTTAGCGGTAGGCAGGGAGGCACTACATTTGCTACACATGATGCTTCGGACGCTCAGATTATTGTAAATACCGACCCCACTATTGGGGGTATTGGAAATGTCGGTGGGGAGCACTTCAATTTTGAGGCTACCATCTACGGAGCTAGGAATGCGTCCGTATTTACCTCGATGCGGGTAAATTTACAGGGGTATTCAGATAGTGGGGAAATGCTTGTGGGGCAGGCATCTGGTGGGGTTACAACCGCAGAATCAAATGACCGAATTCGGATACTAATGTCTTCTGGAAATATCACATCAGGTACATTCATTCTTTATGGATTTAAGGAGGCATAAGATGGCATTCAATCAAGCAACCTTTCTGGAATATTGGCATGGAATAGCAGCCTATCCTAAAGCCTTTCGTGGCTGTGTCGTATCTGAAAATAAGATTTGTATTCAATTTGATAATCCAGAATTGAAGCTCAGAGCTGACGCAGAGCATAAACAAAACTTGACAAGTAAGAATGGATATGATATACTAGAGGTATCAGGTAATAATACACCAGTAAGGTTCATAGCCGTCGGGTGTAGATTAGATATCATCAATGACTTACAGAATCAGTTAATAGATGCGTATGCTGAACACGAAGCTAAGTTTGGCTTAACATCAGAGATGGCAGCTATTATTGAGAATGCAAGAAAAAGATTAGAGGAGCTATAATGATTACACTCTTTGGGTCAATCATAGGATTACTCGGCTCAGCATTGCCGAACATCTTTAATATATATAAGGAGAAGAAAGATCGTGAGCACGAGATCACAATCATGCGTATGCAAATGGAGCAACAAGCTCAAGGACATACAGAGCGATTGGAAGAGATTAACATTCAAGCAGATGTGGCAGAAAGCGCAGCAATCTACCGCACATATACAACTGGTATTACTTGGGTGGATGCTCTCAATGGCACGGTTCGTCCAGTAATAACGTATGCTTTCTTTATTCTATATGCTGCTGTCAAGTTCATGCAATATAGAGAGGGTGGTTGGGCTAGCCTATGGGGTGATGAAGACTGGGCTATATTCTCTACAGCTCTGAGTTATTATTTTGGTCAACGGGCGATGACTAAATTCAGTCAGAGGAAGTAGTATGAAAAAGTGGATCAAGAGAGTAGCAAGACGTAAGAAGCAGAAGAGTAATAATGATATGAATCTCTTCCTCATTAAGTACTTTAGTACAGAGTGTGAGTGGTGTCTTAATACAATCGGTAACTGTAAATGTCCAACACATCAGCTATGCCTAGTCTGTTTCTCTTGCTCAGCCAAATCTGAATGTAGCTGCGAGAAGTGTAACTGTAATGATGAGGTTATATGAGGTATGAAAACAAGTCAACAAGGTATCAACCTAATCAAGAAGTGGGAAGGTTTTAAAGCTAAACCATATATCTGTCCAGCAGGATATCCAACAATAGGCTATGGCCACGTAATCCGAAAAAGCGAGACATTCTCGGAGCTAACTCCGGAACAAGCAGAGGAGATTCTACGCAATGATGTTGTTGCAGCTGAGCGATCCGTGCTTAGATTAATTAGTCCACAAGTGTTCGAAGGTCCCCAAGGTCAAGGAAGGTTTGACGCATTAGTTAGCTTTACTTTCAATCTTGGAGGAGGTGCTCTCCAACGATCTACACTACGCAGCAGAATAAATAGAGGTGAGGTGTTCCCAGCTTTTAATGAGTTCGGGAAGTATCGCCTGGCTGGTGGTAAAGTAAGTAAGGGTTTAGTTGCTCGTCGGTGGGATGAAGCAGCATTGTTTATGGGTTCTTATGCAGAGTGAAGTATGGAAGATATAGGAAGAGATTTAGGTAGAATTGAAGGTAAGCTAGATGCTTTCATGGCAACATTGAAAGATCATACTGATCGTATGAATCGTATGGACGAGAACCATGAGCAGCTTGTTGTTAAGGTAGAGGATACCACAAAGAAGATGTATCTAGTGATGGCTATAGGTGGTATAGTATGGAGCGCTATTGTAGCATTCGCAGCTAAGTTTATACACACCTAATCACTTTCTCATATCCTTGTCACTCGGGTCTTTGAGGTACTGCTTACCATCTTTAAGCATCCCCCAAGGATCAGATACGTAATGCTTGTCGCTATCTAAGAACGTATACTCCGGATCAAGTCTTAACATCTCGCGCCACCAAGCACGGAACCTGCTATGCCAGATCTTCTTATCAACCTTCTCAGATACCTTCTTAGATATTCCGCATTGTGGTGACTTTCTTCTACTTCTGCTCATGTACTATCCCGATCAATTTCCCAGATGCATTATATACAAAGATCGACCCGCTGATACTACCTCTAATAGCGAATCTCTGCTCATTATCAAGGGTAACTTCGTAGCCAGCCTTGTATGCCTCACTAGATTTAGAGTAAGTGTGCTCGAGCTTTTGCCACATCCCGCGCACCCTATGATATACTGTATATCGCCCTATCATAAAACTACCTCCACTAATTCCCCAGAGGAGTTGTATATGAAAGATACTCCGCTGATGTTGCTCCTAATAGCGAACCTCTGACGAGCATCGAAGATAATCTCACATCCCGTCCTATACGCCTCGCTATACTTAGAGTATGTGTGTGCTGTCTCTTTCCACACTCCACACATTCTATGATATACGGTGTATCTCCCCATCATACAACCACCTTCTCACGATCGTCAGCTGCTCTGAATCCAAAGAACTTAAATTTCTCATCAAGAAGCCAAGTGTCGAGATTGAATGGGAAGCCACCCCACGAATCATGCATCAATAGATCCATCTGACCGCTCTCATTCTTATCAAAAAAGAATACCCACTTAACAGGTCGGCCGTCTTTAGCAGATAAGAAGTCGGCTACTATACATGGGCCAAAGCCTCTTGCATTTGATTCTAATGCCATCTTCATCAGCTTACCAAAGTTCTTCTTCATGCCTGGTGTTGGCTTAGGCTTGCTCTCGATTGGATAAGGTCTACCTGCTTCTAGTTCCTGCTGAGTCTTAGTAACCCACGCGCTATAAGCTTCTAAATATTTTTCGTCTGTCATTACTTGGTCTCCTTCTTTGGTCTGCCACGGCCGCGCTTAGGCTCAGATAATCTGGCCATAGCTTCCTTCAAATCTTCCTTAGTTAAGCCAAGACGATCTACATCTGCTTGCATCTCAATAGTCTTAGGCTCATTCACCTCAATACTACCGAACGTAGGTTGATCATCTCCTCCCCAACTAATGCGTATCTCACGCACCTCATTGATCTCTTGCTTAACCGAGCTTAGCTTAGGCCTAGCAAAAGGTAATAACTCTTTGGCATATCTGAATAGCTCATCTCGGCTCTCAGCTTTCTTGAGCAGCCAGACCAATGCCTGATGCGGATCTTCACCTATCTCCACACGGTCAGCATCACTAATTCTAAAGCTCTTAGGCCGGCCCGTCGGATTAGGCTTCGCACCTTTTATGAATTTACCTTTATCGTCTCTCATACATAACCTCTTCTTCTAGCGTGTAGGGTTTCGGGGTTGGTACTAGATTGAACTGATATCTTGTTATAGATAGCTCATCCGTATCTATCGCTATAATAGCATGCCGAGCGTCATAGTAGTGATCCCAACTACCCCTATCTAGACCATCAAGTAAATATTGACAACAGTCGTCTAGAGAGTCAAAGACAGCTGACTCTATCCCCCCGTGTGGATCGTACGCAGTTACTTCTGGTATGAAGATTTTCATTCGCAGTGCTCCAGTTTAAGTTGATTGTTCATATAAGTCTCCATGCATTGTACAAAGAACAACAGCGACAATGCTCTTGGTGGCTGTCTCCTCACATACTTATATGGAGTCTCTCCAGAAAATGGGTAACAGGTGTTAGGCAGTAATAGGAAGTCGCTGATCAGATTAGCTTCGTGATCATAGACACTTTCTAAAACACCTATCGCCTCTACGAAAGCTTTAACACTCTTCAGCTCTCGGTCATTTAGATCAACAGCAGCACGATTGCCCATACCTAATATATCCTCATCAAAGAGATATATCAACTTCTTGTCATGATAGGATCTAAGCAGAACCTGCGCTTCATATAGATTAGCACTCGCCATAGGCACCCTCCATATTATAACGTCTACCGTTCTTATGAAATATAGCCCCATCAAGTATCTCTAATCTTCTCTCAGACCCGACAACGCGGCTTAGGCGTACCTCATCGATAGCCTGCGATGGGTGCTGAGATTTAAAGAACTCATAAAGCCTTATAGCCTCTTTACCATCCTCGGTCATAATGCGGCGGATTGTCCTTCCGCTATATTTTGCCACTATGTAAATACTCATACCCTACCTCCAACATGGTTATGACCACAAGAAGTACATCGATACTTTTGGAACTTGCCACGAAGTGTTGTCATAAGACCATACTTAATAATGTTAGGTGCAGTACACACGGGGTTAGAACATGTAAGTGGGTCGGCTCTTGTAATGGCCCTTGATATTGTTGTAGTGACATATGGAAGAATAATCTTAGCAATATCGTCTAGAGCTTGAACATCTCGTTTACAGTACTTAAACATCTTATCTCGCGACTTCTGACACTGATGCTCAACAATATTAATCCAGTCGCTATAAGAAACATCTGCTTTACCCCGACCGGTCAATCTCTTGGAAACATAATCCAATCTATTTGATGGTAAGTTGAAGTTCTTGCGTAGAACCTTCAAAGTATCTTCACTACTAGGCCACAATACTGGTGGGAGTCTATGCATTAGACGAGCTGTATTGAAATGCTTCTGATCAAAGTGATCGCCGTTATGAGCTAAGACGACATCAGCCTCCCCTACAATAGCATCAAAATCTTTGATGAGCTTTGCCTCCTTCTCAAACTTAAGGCCTGAATCTAAAAGGTGAATTGTCTTCTCATGTGCCCACTTGTAAGCCACACAGATAATCTTTGACCTACCCCCCAAGAAATCTTCGTAGATCTGATCATGAGATAGCGTAAGCTTATGACCAATCCTCCATGTGCGGGCTAGAAAGTAAGTAGTCTCGATATCATATATAAGAACTTTTTTCATTATTTTAACTCCTTAAGTTTTGTTGAAATCTTCTTTCTTCTTATAAGTTCGTGACTAATTGCCACCCAATCATCTCTATAAACGGTAGCTACTCCGTACTCACATGTACCCGACTTGGTCCATGCAGTCACTCTCATGAAGTAGTTTGGCTTATACCTAGATCGTAGTGCTTCGTTAATATCAGCCTGCGTCTCAAAATTCTGGTTATGTAAACTAAAACCTAACCAAGTATACTTATGATCCTTGCAATCCTGTATCTCACTCCTACTTAAATACACTTCTACTGTCATAGGTTTACTCCTAATGTGTGTCGACCCAAGAGTATCCTACTCTCACGTCAAGCGTTAAGGGTACCTTTAATTTGTACTTCATATTAACATGTTCGCATGCAGAAGTCAAGGCATTTTTAACATCATCTATAAAATCTGGATGAGCTTCAAAAATAACTTCGTCATGAAAGTTACCTACCATAGCTACATCTTTCTCTTTCAAGAAGGAAGATGCATATACAACTATCTCTTTAAACAAGATAGAACCAGTAGATTGGATTAGTGCATTAAGTGCACTGTGCCACGACCTAATAAAGATCGGTCTACGGTCTATTGTTTTAAGATAAGCATTCGTATTTAAACTTTTCTTGCGATCATAACCACGTGACTCAACTGATGAGATCACAGCCTCTTTGAGCTCTGCTAGAGAGCTACGTAACTTCCACCACTCATGCCACAAGAAACTTGCACGACTCTCTGAGCACCCAAGGATGGCAGCGAGCTTGGGTATCTGCGCTCCATACTGAAGAGCATATGTACAGTTGCCTGTGATTGTGATAAGATCCTCTTGCCGCATAACCCAAGATCCGTATTTAGTAGTCGGACACCAAACCTCTTGAACACCTAAAGATATCTTCTTAATTCTTTGGCATGTTATATGGCTCTTCAGACTTAGGTTCACATCGGAAATAGCCCTGCCCTCTCTTCTCCTATTGGTGACATTTACATTCCCGTCGTGTATAAGATAAGATGCTAGAAGCGCGGCTTCAAAATGTTCGCCCCTATTTTGAGTCCACTTCCAGTTGCGTGACGTATCTCTCACAGTGTTTATATAGCCATCGGCAATCATAAAACCCTCCAGGAAGCTGCGCATCTCTGACTCGGTCATGGTAAGAACTCTCTGCGACCATGTGTCATCGAAGAAGTACTTATCCTCTGACAGCCCTCTTTGGGAGGGGGCCGTATCAAAGAGCATCGGTGCATTAGTTATGATGTTTGTCTCTGTCGAGATCTCATCTGTTGTGCATACGCTATCCACCAAATACTGACCGCCTTGCTTGGCCCAGCATTTTCCCCCCTTGTGACGTTTCCTCTTCTTTATAAACCACCTATGATCCTTTGTCGCTCTGATTTTACAGTACCTGTGATTTATCTCTATAACTTCATCTACCTTCTTCGTCAGGTCTAACAACGGAGTCCACAGCTTAACTTTTGCAATAGGGTCATATGCTAGTATATCTTCCCCGATAATCAGTTGATCATAACTCTTCCAGCCGGAACGGGTCAAGGCTTTAGTATCCATCGGGACACACTGTTTACCAACCGCGCGAGAGCAGCCGAATAGTCGAGACACAGCTGTATGCGGATCGCCTTTAAGTAGTAGGTCTGCATATTCGCCATTGTCATAGGGATAAGTGTAGTTAGCCGCAACACGAGCCTCTAACTGATCGAGGTCAGCACCAATAAGCACATAACCAGGCTTTGATATAAACAAACCGCGCATAGCTTTACCAAGGAAAATATCGTCAGCGGCCTTAGGCACGTTTGCAATATTTTTATGAGTACAACGCGCCGTGTTGGTCGAGCAAGATACACCACCGGCCTCAAGCCTACCATCCGCTCTGACTCTCTCAGTCCATCCGCGAATCTGATTCCTCCTATGTGATAGCAATATTCTTCTGGAGATCTTAGATCCGGTACCATCAGTCAGACTCTCAAGGTTGCTCAGCTTAGCACTAGTAACGATAGGTTTACCATTATCATCTTTAACTATACGCTTACCATCTTTCTTATAGTTAAACTCTGTAGGTCTCCAGCCTAGTGATAGTAAGTATTCTTTTACCTGCTGCACAGAGTTTAGATTAAGCTCCTCCACATCAAATAAACAGAAATCGCCGCCACACTCAACACCAAGTTTAACGCAGTCCTTCGTAAGCGTACCATCCTTCTTCAGCATATGTTTAACTGATAGGTTGGGTATAATTCTTTTTGGCGCAACACTTAATATATCATCCGTTATTCTTTGAATCTCTTCGTCTAGGTCTACTATAAGTTTACTTGCAGCGTCTTTGTTAAACTGCCAGCCGGCAACTTCTTGGAGAGACATCAACCTATTGAACTCCATCTCAGTAAGAACACTTTCTCTTGGTAAAAGGTGTAATCGTGTCGCTAAAGTGTCATAAACCTGCTTTGTAATGTCGCAATCTTTCTTACATCTCTCGCCCATCAGCACTGTATACTGTGACCAATCTTCATTCTGAATCTTCTCATCTCCTAAATACTCACCCCAACTCTCTAATGAATGCTGGAACTCTTCTGGCTCCAGCATTTGAGATAGGATAAGGGTATCAACACACTTGTCTAATGGTATCTCTATTCCATAAAGCTTCTTCAGTAGCGGAATATCATACCCAGATATGTTGTGGCCCATAAACTGATTCTCACAAGCGAGGAGGGTACGAAGGCACTGCTTGATATCCACCTCATTTGTAAGTAAGTTAGCGGGGCCATCGTTGACCTTGTATGACATACACCATATACGTGTAGCATCCCTAAGCAAACCGTCAGCCTCTAGGTCGAACGTGATTATTGACATGACTACCCCATCAAATCTTGAAGGAATTTATAGGCCCCGTACACAGTAAAACCGAGCAACAGGTTAAGACAAATGATCCATAGAATTGTTAAGATTAACATACTAAGCTCCTATTCCTTTATAGGTTGAACCCGTCCCCTCAATGACAGAGGGGTTTTCCAAAATAAACTTGATCTCTGGGGTGAAGATATCAGCCGGTATAGAATACTGCTTGTTGTGGTCAAGCTTAGCATTATCTAAGTTACCATCAACAATAGTTTCTTCATGATACCCCATGGCGTATACAAGACCTACAATTTCCCCGTGCGCATCATAAAGTGCACTACCACTAGCGCCGCCGACTACGTAGCAGTTCGTTAGGATCTGGTGGTAATCATTAAAGATAGATAAGAGGCCAATTTCCTTGATAATACACTTATCTGATACTTTAAACTTACCGCCAGGATAGCCGATAGAGTATACAGAGTCGCCTTTAAGCGGTCGGTCTAAGTTGAACTTCGGGCTGCGGCCTGGTAGGTCGGTGAGTGACTCGAGCACCGCTACATCTACTTTATAAGAAACTCCAACCACCCTAAACTCGTGAACTCCACCAAGGTGATCATATAATCTGCGTATGCACACACTAGAACCACAGCCCAAGGCAACGTGCTTATTCGTGACGACATATCGACCGTAGAGTTTCCAAGCTGTGCCGGAGTTGGCCCATACCTCATCACCTTTTTGGTATGCATTAATAACCTTATAAGTTCTCTCGATTGCATCTTGTACTGATGCAGTTGCTGATGTTGCGAATAGTGCAACAACTAAACTAAAACTTGTGATCAGTCTTTTCATAATAACTCCTAGTTTCTTTGTTAAAAAATAATGTTGCGGTGCCATAACTATCTTGGTCTTGGTCGCGTATCTTCAATGTTTCAACCTTCACAGCACCATCCATACGAGTGACACCAATAAGATTATCCACGAGATTTGAAAACTGTGTACCACCAAATACCGAATATAGACGCGGTTTCTGGAGAACACCCTCCTTATTATACACTGCATCCTTCGCATGTGCAACTAAAAAGATATGAACGTTCAATTCTTTTGCTAAATTCGTGCACTTCTTAGCAACATTTATTACGTGACTATATAATGCATCATCAGTAGTTTCGATGTAGTTGAAAGGATCTATCACTATAACATCCGCCTTCCGACTCATTACCAAGAACCTAATAACTTTCTCAAGTGTGCTTAAATCTTTGCCGATGTTTAGATGGTCCACTATTAGCGCATTGCTGCTTATTCGAGAATAGGCCTGATTTATCTCATCATCTGAGAGTACATTGATCGGGCGTCCGGCTAATGAGTGTATAAGTTGTGCTACATGGTTCTCCTTGCACTTCTCCATAGATATCATGCCAACCTTCCAGTCAAGGTTTTTAATCAAGTTGACAGATACTGCATCCATAAACTCACTCTTACCTTGGTTAGTGTAACCAGTGACAATAGTAAACTCCCCCTTACGGATATGTATAAGGTTATCCATACAAGGCCAGCCATAGCTCTCGCCAACAGGCTTACCGTGGATCCTCCACTGTGCTAGCGTGGCTTTTACAGCCTCGAGGTTGACAAGAACTTCTGTATCCACAACCTCTGGTTTGTTATACCCATTATTCTTGGCATAATAGAAGATGGTTCCTAGGCTTACGCCCTCACGCTTAAAGCTATTCCACTTAGATAGTAACTCATGCGGAACACACTTCGTACTTCTCTTACTCCAGTCCGACCACACAGTAAATCCGTCAACATCCATAGCCTCTTTAAGCGCCATACCCACCTTAACCCACACTTCATAATCTTCTGGGTCGATATAATCTAATGCTGCTCTAATCTCGTCTAAGTTAAATTCTTTTGGCTCGATAATATCTATCTCTTTACCTCTAACTTCCATATCCACAAAGCTCTTAAAACCTTCTGGTAATGGTTGCAACCTGTTAGTATTACTTACAAGTTGAAGCGTAGAGGAATATCTATATACACCGCCCTCTGGGTGAATTGATGGTGGTAACACTGTGTGATTACCAGTAGATAGAAGCTCTAGAACCATCTGACCGCCGACAGTCCACTTATGTGGTAACTCTCCATTGTATTTGTAGAACATAGTAAAACCACGAGCACCCACCTTACGTATAGGAGATACTGGAATATGTTTTAAGATCTTCTCATGCAGACCATCAATGTTATAATCGAAATCGAGTGCGATAATACCGCTCGCAGCTCCCAAAGCGAGCCCAACGTTAGCATTTGGAATGTGGCCCCAATCGGCAAGTTCCTCTTGGGTAGGCGGGGTTTCACAGTACTTGCTCCACCCCTGTACAAAAGGAATCTTACTCTTAGGTCGCAAAGGTATGATCGGAAAAGATCCATAACCTTGTTCTAGCGCTAAAGAGAAAGGACTTTTTGACATGCTCTACTCCTACTAAAAAGGT